TCATTGTGCCCTCTTTTCAGTATGTTGCGCAGATGCGCTGGCTAACCTCAGGGATCGGTTAGCCATTACTTTGCCCATGGCGGCGTCTGCGACTTCCGGCCGCGCGTTCGATCCGGCGTAATAAAGATACTCTTTTTCGCTCTTGTGCCCGGTGATCGTCATTCCTTCCTCGTTGGTGCAACCCGCCTCTTTGCACCGCCTCGCAGCCGCCTTGCGCAGGCCGTGCGGGGAGCAATGGGGAATGCCGGCCTTGACGCAGGCTTTTTTCATCATCCCGTAGAAGCCCTTCTCGGTGAATGGCTCGCCATCTTTCGTCTCGATCAGCGTGAATTGGCCAACCGGGCCTTTGTCTAATGATGCCTGAAGCGGTGCGACGATCGGTATATCGACCGAGTTAGTGGTCTTGTTCTGCTCAAGCCTAATCCGTCCGCCAGCGATCATCGCCGGCGTCATGAGCCGAACGTCACCACTTCGCTGCGCGCCGTAGAGAAGGAGATCGAAGGCCAAGCGAGGCTTGGTGCCAACGGCAAAGTGGTTCTCGAAAGCTGTCAGCTCATCTTCGGTCCAGCTGTGATATCCGCCGCTCTCGGCCTTTGGTGCCTTGGTATCCTTGATCGGATCGAAGCCAACCGGGACCAGCTTCGCCCGGCGCGCGATCCGTAGCAGCTGCGCAAGCAATTTCCGAAGCCGGGCAGCTGCATGCGGTTTATGCCGCATGGCGGTCATCAGACGGGCGATGCGCTCGGCGTCGAACACCTTGATCGAGTCGTCGCCGAAAGCGTCCCGAAAGCGCTCTAAAACCCCTCGGTACACGCCTTGCGTAGAAGGGCGCAGATCGAGAAACGAATTGTCGCTGTAATAGCGGGCGATAACGTCATTGATGCTACCCGGAATAGACGCCCGCAACATGACGGGGGCTTGCTCGGCGTTCAGGCAGGCCGCGTATTCGCGCTCGAATTCCTTCGTCCCGTGAGGCGACTTGAATGAGTAGGGCGGATAGCCTTTGCGACGGAAACGCCATCTGCGCTTGCCGTGCCGATCGGTGAAGCCAGTCACATAGAGGAGGCGCTTTTTCGTCATTAGCGCGCAAACGCCGCTAGTTTGGCGTCGATCTCGTCATCGAGTATCGCAGGTTCGACCATCCCCTTCGGAACGATCACTATGCTTCCGTCCCGAAGGACGCTGACTTGGCCGATCTGCACACCACCCTCGATCGCGCCGCTCACTGCGCGGGCGACATCGGCTTTGCTGGGGGACATCGTTCTCTTTGTCATTTCGGCACCATCACTCAGGAGCGATAAGTTCGGCTGCGACCGCTTCCCAATCCGGTTCGGGCGGTGCGCCTTCCCCCAATACGGCCTCCTGGCAGACTTGCCGAACACGACGATCGACCATGTTCAGCAACACGATCTTCGCGCTCGATCGACCCCGGAAAAAGAGCGCGTTGAAAAACGCGGAGTGGGCAGCAGGGTCGTGAGGATTGATCCCCTCAATCCGGCATGGCCTTGAAGCCTCGACCGCTGTGTCCACTCCAACGACAAGATAGGTCATGAATGGATCTGCAAAGAGACCGCCGGCGTCACGACGCGCTGCCGCACCAACCTGTCCATCGACCGTTCCGTTGCCCATCCAATGCTCCGCACATTTGAACGCTTCGGCTGGCAGGCTTCCCAGCCGGACCAGCTCGCTCGTAACGGCGAGCATCAGGACGCTCCGCAACGTGAACTTGTTCGGCAGCCCGTTGATGTGTGCCTTGCTGTCACCATCCTTGAGTCGAACATGCTTTCGCTGAAACCAAGCGCGGATGGTCGGCGGCGCTACGTCAGCGGCGCGAGAGACGGTCGCCATCGTAAAAAGCGGGACATCTTCAGGTATCTGCCACATGAGTCTATGGTCCTTATGCGCAAGCGTCATGACCTAATGCGCCCGTTTTATCGTGGGGTCAATGAGCGATTGGAGAAGTCGTAAATTTATCCGGCGAAGCGCTGTATTGCCTCAGGGACTCACATTCGATTGCCCTGCGATAGCGGCGACGTCAGCCAACAATGCGGCCCGATGATCGCTACGAATATCCTCGTCGGTCATGCCGCCTTCCAGCGCGATCCCTACTTTGACGGCCAGCGCCGAGGCATGGGGCGCGGAGAAAGACATGAGCGCCTCTTCTGCTCGATCAACGGCCTCCCAAAGGAAGTGCATGCGATCGGAAATAGCTCTGTGTGCCGGCCGAGCTTCAGCGGCGGTTCGCGAGGCGATCCATCGATCAAAGGTATCGCAAACCGGTGCGGCTTCTCGGCCCCACACGAAACTCTCGCGCCACTCGTCGAAGTCCGCGTGCTTCATCCTGATTGTCACTGTATGCCCGTTCCGCGCGGTCGATGAGAACGAAGTGCCCGGACAGGGGCCACATTGCTCTTCGATCCTGTCCCAGGAGGGCTGGTAAGCGCCCGCCCGATATTCTTCCGCTTCCCGTACTGCCTCTTGCCAGCGGCTCAGTAGATCGTCCCAGCGGGAAGATGGCACCCCCGAGGTTTCGGCAGCAACCGGAAGCCCGCTCACAATCGCTGCGCTGGCGACGGCACCGATCATCATTCGCCTCGTCGGCATCATCACGCTCATGCCCGCGCTCCGATCTGGCCGAAAGCGCTCACGGGGCGATGCGCGGCCATCCAGCGCCGAAGCAGGTTTCTGTTGCCACCCCAATCGAGTTCGCCGCGCAACTTTGTACTGGCATCCTCGTCGCCCAACATATTCATGCAGAGCATCGGTTGCCCGCTCACGTCCCAAGCGACGGCGTTGCCGAGACGGTGCCAACGGAGGAGCCATGTTTCCGGATCGAAATGATCATGCCACGACGTGCGGCGCAGGACGATCGCGGCGGACGCCAAGGCACCCCCGGCTATCAAGCCGCGTCGTGTCGGCAACAGGGCGGAATTATTCGGGATTTTTCCCGGTGACGTACAGGACGCGGGAGCGCTATGAGCGCAGGTAGCTTGTGGCATCGGGTTACCTCCGTGCGATGAGTTAGGACCGAAGCGAGGTTGCCTCCTTGCTTCGGTTCGCCTTTTGCAATATCGTTTATTCGTGAACAGCGCAATAGATGATATTGGAAAATCCAAGCGAGGGCGTCCGCGTACCGATGCTCTCCCTGTCATGGTGCGGCTACAACCGGCTCAACTAGCGGCGCTCGATGCCTGGATAGCTACTCAAAATCCTACGCCCTCGCGACCTGAAGCCATCCGCGCAATTCTCAGCGAGCGTTTCGCCGATAACGTCAGAGGCTTGTAACAAGCCTCGCCGTAGACGACTCGTCAGCAGCGTGAACGGCTCGTCGTGTGTGACACCGCCACTTACCGGGGATGAAGCATGGAGAAGCCTCACGAATTTATACGCGATACCTTTTGGGCTTTCGGAATTGCAGCTGTGATTTTCGCCTCAATGGGACAGTGGGAGGCGCGCTTTGCAGATCCAACGGAGCTATCCGGGGCTGGCATTTTTTTTGGGTTAGCGATCGTTGCTGTTAATGGAGCGATGGCACCAAATCGACGCTGGCTCGTAAACCTTATTCTGGGAAGCTCTTTAATATTTCTGACTATAGCCGCCGTGAAACTTAGCTGGCAGGTTTCCAAAGCCGATCATGCAAGCTGGGCGAACGATAGACGATGCTTGGCGATTCAGAGGGACATGCTGTCTGCACGTCCTCACCGAAACGACGGCCCGGATTTGTTTCAAGCGCTTGGATGCCGTCCCCAAGGTGAAGGCAGCGTTCACGCCGCGCCAGCGAGGCCGTAAGTCATGTCGGACACTGTCCCCGAGGATCTTACCGCAGCCACGATGCGCGCGCTCGCACAGATGACGCGCGATGCGTTGATGGAAACCCAGAAGGCGCTCCTAGAAGAGCATTCGGCCATCGGGCGATGGCTTTCGGCGTCGCTGCTCGCTGTAAATGGCGCCGGAGCGCTTGCGATATTCAACGCTATCGACCGTCTCGAATATCCCAAGACGGCGGGACTGTTTTTTGTAGCCGGCGCGTTCTGCGCGCTTCTGGTCGGAGTGTTCAATCAAAGGGCTAATCGGCTCGGCGGAGTCTTCATAGGCGAGGCTCTGGCGCGATCGACAGTCGTGTCGGTGACAGGCGACTATAACGAAGAGCACGCCGAATTCGCCGACACGATGCCGGACAAAGTCGCCGCTCTGGGGCGAGCGGGACCGCTAGCGGGATGGGCTTCGGCTATCCTGTTTGGTCTTGGCGCGCTGGCTGTCGGGGTCGGTTTTCCTCAACCCGATCTTGCCCAGATCGCGCGATGCGCAGCGATACAGCGCGATATGCTGTCAGCGACCCCGTTGCGCCGCGACGGCAAGGAACTGTTTTCTACATTGGGCTGCAAACCGCACGGTGAGGGTAGCGTGCATGTGCGTATTGCTTCTGTCCGCAAGCCCACCGCCTGATGGCTTGGCCGGAGCATCAATCGTCGGCGCTGCCACCGCGCTTACCATCAATGTACGCTTGAGCGGCCGCGATGGCTTCGGCCTCTTTCAAGTCCAGCGCCGGCCGCAAGAACGGGTGAGGGCGCGCGCCCGGATGGTGCACCGTGTCGCCGACGAACTTGCCGCCAATCACCAGGCCGCCCGTCTTATTGATCCCCTTAACACTTCGACCGGCGCGCTGGCTTTCATCGACCATGATAAAATGCGGTGAGGTGCCGTATTCCAGCCAGAGCGCGAGCGAATTCGCCCAACGGCCTTCGATGGTCACTTTAGCGGTAGCCGTGATGCCGTCCGATCGAGGAACCTTGATAGTGATCGCTTCATCGACAACGTGCGATATCGAGCGCTGTTTCGCCTCTTCGGCGATTACTGTTGCACCCGCTTTCGCCGCGCCGCGCATTAGCGTCTTCAACCGCTTCGGCGTCTGCTCAAGCAAATAGCGGCGGACGGCATCGCGGCCCTTGATCGTCGTCATGCCGCGAGCGTCGTCGAGATGGCCGTGCCGCCGCTCTCCATCGTTACATCGTCGAGCTTCCGCGCAATTTTCCCGGTGTTGCCGACGATCGCGCTCTGGGTCGCCATGTTCTCCGATCGCAGCTGCTTCACTTCATCCGTCAGCCGTTCGACCGCCGCCTCAAGGCTGGCCGTCCGATCAGCGGTGCCTGTCGTCGCGCCACCGGCCGCTGCCGCCGCATCCGCCGTCGTCGTGGCCGTCGCTGACGTGCTAGCCATGGTGAGCGCACTCACGACACCGTATGTGGCCTCCAAGCTGGCGGCCGTCTGCGCTTGGACGCGAGCAAGTTCCTGTCGGCTCGTGGCCGCCGCTTGCGCCGCCGTCAGCAACGATTGCGACAAGCCGGGAAGCAGCTTGGCCGCATCCTGATCGCCGCCGCGCGCTGCTGTGGTGGCCGCGTTGAACTGACCCTGAAGCTGCGCGAACCCGCCGCCCTGCGCGGTGCCGGTGATCCCTCGGATACGGTTCACCTCGGCCATGATCGTATCTCCGACCGTCTGCCACGCCTTCCGCAGATCGTCCGCCGCCTTCGCGGCGTCCTGCGCATCCTTTATGGCGTTGATCTGCTCTTGCAGCGCGCGATTGCTTGGATCGAGCTTCGCCAGTTCCAGCGCTCGCAGTTCGGCCGTGTTGCCCTGCAATTCGAGCAACTGGCGTTGCAGGTCCGTTCGCTCGCTGGCGATGTCGGCCGCGCTCTTCGCGCCTTCAAGTGAAGATTGCAGGTCGGCGAAGGCCGGGGCGAGTTGTAGGAGGGTGGCATAGGTGGCCTGTCCCGCCGCCGTAGCGAGGTTCTGCGCCTCCACCAGCGCCCGGAAGCCGGCGAGGGTCGTGGGCATCGCCAGGCCGAGGCTATCGAACACCTTACCGAATTGGGCGGTCTTTGCCGCCGCCTGCTCGGCCTGCGTGTAATACCCCTCGAAATAGGCACCGACGGCGCTGGTGAAATCCGAGATGGATTCGAATTGGTCCGCCAGCCCGACCTTGGCCGCGATACTCAATTGCGGCCCGGCGCTGGCGAGCTGATCCAACGCGGAAGTCACGGCTTCAACCGTAGACGACACGCGGACCAGTGTTTCGAACGCGCCCTCGCCCACTTTCTGGAATTGCTGCATGCCGGGGAAGGCGGTGTTCGCCATCTGGTCGGCCGCCGCGCTGAACACCGCCGTAAGCTTGCTCTGGATCTCCGCGCCGGTGAGGCCCTGCAAATCGACCTTGCCGATGTTCACGACGAAGCCGTTGAGCTTGGCTTGGATCGCCGCCGTCGATTCCCCGAGCGGACCCGCCGCCGCCTTGATGGCGTCATTGAACGATCGAAGGATGAGCGTGAACTGTTCGCCAACAGCCGGGTCGGCCGCGCCGAACGTCGTGGAGGTTTTCTTGCTCGTGACGATGCCGAGGAACTTCGACACCTTCGTGATGTCGGAATAGGCCTGCGTGTTGAGGCCGCCGCTCAGCACCTGTTCCAGCGATTGCGCGGCAGCGTAAAGGCCGCTGGCGTTTACGTCGATGCGAGAGCCGAACAGGCTTCCGAGGATGCCGCTCGGCTTCGATGCCTGCACCGTTCCCGCGCCCACATCGCCCGATCGCACCAGCACCGCCGCCACGCCGCCGATCTGGCTGTCGATCGACTTCAGATATGCGGCCATTTGGCGCGAGGAACTGAGCATCAGCGTATCCACCTTACCCAGCGCATCGATCGCGTTCTTGATCGATTCCGACTGTGCGGAGCCGTCCCCCAGGACGGTGCCCGTTCCCTTGTTAGAGACTGGTGCCGACGCAGCGCCGCCGCCGCTGCCGCCGAACACCGAGATGCCCGCAGCGACCAGCGCCGCGCCGGTCGCGGCCATGGCGACGAGATTGTATGGGAAGGTCAACTTCGATTGATTGGCGATGCCCTCCGTCCCGGCCGCGACCTGCTTCGCCGTCGAATTGGCCACGAAACCCAGCGTTTCGGCGACGTTTTGCGCCATCGCCTGCACCGACATGGCGAATTGGGCGACCCTATAGACTTGTTCGGCCGCCGCCATCGCCTTGTAGGCGGTGCTGTGTTCCTTGAAGAGGTTCTTCGTCTGACCGATCAGATCCCCGGTCGCTTCGATCTGGAGCTTTGTCATCGCAACGCGTTTCTGCTCGGCGGAAAGTTTCGTATCGGCCCCGATCGCCTTTTGCGCCTTCGAATACTCGGCCAGCACGCCCAGCGCGCCGCCGATCGCACCGCCAACCCGCCCGAAGGCGTTCGCCAGCGCGTCCCCGGCCCGGTGCGCCGCATCGACCAGCTTATCCATCTCGTCGCGCATCTGCGCGATCTGCGAAGCCTCGGCCGCCGCCGCCGCGTCCTTCCCGATCAGGTTCGCCTTCGCCGCGTGATACTCACGCCACGCGTCGGCACCGTTCTTGGTGATGAACGTCTCCTTTTCCAGTTCCAGCGCGGCGGCGGCGCGGGCCGGGCCGACAAGGCCGTACAGCGCCAATTCGTCCTGTAGAGGCTTCATGACGTTGGCTTGGAAATCCGTCGCAGCCTTGGCGCTGTACGCGGCCTCGCGTGCCGCTGCCGCGTCCCGGATGGCCTGTTTCAGGGCATCGGTCGGAGCCTTGGCGATCGCGGCCGCGTCGGCATAGGCGCGCAACTGTTCCGCCGACAGGCCGAGCGTGTCCGCCGTCTTCCTCTGTGCATCGGCAAATTCCGTCGCGGTCTTTACCGAGGCGTCGTACACCCCCTGAGCTTTCTTCGCCTCGCTCGCGGCCTCCCGCTGCGCGTCCGTCAGGCCGTGGTGTGCGCCGGCAGCGGAGCGCTGCGCCTTCTCCGACTCCTTCAGCGCGTCACGCTCGCCGGCATACGTCTTTTCGAGCTTGAGCCGTGCCGCTGCATAAGCATCGACGTCGCCGGTTCGGCGAAACTCGACGTTCAGCCCGGAAAGCTGTTTCTGATATTCGCGGGTGAGGCCGGTTTCCTTGTCGAGCCGGCCGGCGATGTTCGCGCCGATGTAAACGGCTTGAGCTTCGCGGAATGAAACCGTCGTGCGCTCTAACTGCTTCTGCTGCACCGCGAGAGACGCATCGAGCGTCTTGATCTGGTTCTGGATCTGCCCCGCCTGCACCAGGTCGAAGTCGATCCCGCCATCCTGCCCACGCGACGGGTCCGGCTTCGCGCTCGCAGCCAGCGCGGCAGCCAGATCGGCGCGGGCAAGGCCGATCTTCTCGACAGTCAACGCGCGAGCATCGAGCGCCTGTTGCCGATATGCTGCGGCCGAGGCGAGCGTGGCGCGCTGCGATTCCCATTCCGTCGTAGTCGCAGCAGCGGTGCTGGACGCCAGCTTATCAACCGCGTCGGCCAAGTCTTTCGCCGCCTTCTCCTTGGTTTTCGCCGCGTCCGCGCCGTCGAACATGCCTTTGGTGAGCGCAGCCGCGACGAGTGTCGCGCCGGTGAGCGCGATCCCCCACGGCCCCATCATGAACCGGCCAAACGAACCTGCGGCCCCTTCAAGGTAGACCATCTGGCCCGCTGCCTGCCCGCCTTGGATCGCCAGCACGGATAGGACGTTCGTGCCCATCGAAACCTGCGTGAACGCGTCCTGCGCCTGAGGCGCGAGCGCGGCCATCGCGCCGCCTGTCTTGCGAACGCTGCCCTCTGCACGGCCGCCACCGGCTTCCAGGCGGTTCAGTTCTCCGTTGAGCTTTCGGATGTCGGCCGCAAGTACGGTGAGGCCGGACGAGTCCGCCGCCGTGGCTTTCAATTCGGCGTTCATGTTGCGGATCTCGCTCGACGTTTTGCCGAAGGTGTCGATCTGACGCTGCAACTGCCGGACCATGCCGTCACCGGCCCTTTCCGCTGCCGCTTGGGCTTTGGCGGTATCGAGCGCGGCGCGCGTTGAGGCGTTGCCATAGGCGGTCATTTCAGCCATCGAGCTGGCGAGTTTCAGGCCGCCGCCCATGACGGCCTGTACGCGCTGCCATTCGCGAACGGCGTTCGCCGCAGCCGTGCCGATCACGTCGTCGAGCGTTTGTATTTGCCCAAACGCGCCGTCGGCGTCGATCGTGAAACCTACCGAAAGTTCTGCGCCGCCTTCACCGTCCTGCACTGTCTTTTACTCCTGAAGATGCATGGATCTCGGCACGGCCGAGGTTACGCGCGCTCCGCCAGCGTCACGAAATAGGACTTCACGCTGCCGCCATTCGCAGGCGTGACGGGCTTCGACAGGATCGGCTGGCCGCCGACCCGAAATACCCAGCGGAAGGCCCGAATGTTGTAGTCGAAATACAGGTGGATCGAGTCCGCGAAGCTGACGCCATTCAGCTTGCGAAACGCCTCATAGCCCTTCGGATTTACGAACTGGATATCGCCGTACTGCCCCACCGATCGCGAATGCTCGGTGGTGAAAACCGGCCGGCCAAGCAGCGTTCCGGCCGGGCCTTCCTGATAATTGCCCTGCCACACTGGCAAGCCAGCACTGTTCTTCATGTCCATCAATGCCGGCAGGGCGTCGCTGTTTATAAGCCAGCTTGCATTCGTCGGATTGATCATTCGCGCCCACATCTGGGATACGTTGGTCGCCGTGATCGTCGCCGCGATCTGGTTCGCATCTTTCGAGATCATGACCGTAGCGGGCGAGTTCATCCACCCAAGCGGCTTTTCGATGCCGTCGCCGTACATAAAGGCGTCGGCTGCTTTCCAGCGGATGGCGGCAGCGGCATGCGTCGTCAGCAAGTTGGCGATGCGCGGCGCATCTTCCAGCAATTCTTCCGTCACCAGCACCAAGGCATAAAGCTCGCCGAGCTTCACTTCTCGCGGCGTCAGTGCCATGCGGCTTGGCAGCATCTGCTCGCCCTCCGAGCGCCATTGCGCCCGGACGCCGCTGTTGCCCCAAGGGGTCGTTTCGTCGCCGAGGCCGACGACGCGGTTGGACGCCGTAACCTCGGGCACGATCATATCCATCACCGGATCGGAGCCGTCCGAAAACACCAGGTTGACGATCTGTTGGCGGAACTCGGCCGGGACGAGGAAGCTGCCGGCGGCGTCGCCCGTTTCCATGTGGACATTGGCCGGCACCGCAAGGCGAGTGTCAAAGCGGAAGCGATCTCCGGCTGACGGATTGGCAAAACGAACGGCCTGCGCAAACTCGCCAAGGCTCGCGAAACCGTCGTTGTCGAGCGGGGCATAGTTCGTAGCGAATGTCGCCGCCTGAGACCGTGTTGCTCGCCGGGCGGCAGTCATCGTATTGGCCTTACGCATCGTTTTCTCCATCTTCGAAGATGGATGTGGCCGGTTCGACTGGCAGCGAAAAGTAACGTTCCGTTGCCAGCGGCCCCGTCAGATCGAGGCGGCCATTTCCGCGATAGCGGCCTGCCTCCGCATAAGTCCGAGCCGACCTTGCGGCGACACGTGGTGCCCGATCACGTCGCGCAGCGTGGCGATGCCGTCGATCGCGCCCCGACTTAGCGCACGTCGCGCGGAGAAAGTTCTGCCAGTGCCATGCACCATGGCGACGTCGCCAAGCTTCATCCCCCGGCCGCGCGCAATCGCGCGCATGAAGCTGCGATTAGATTCATCGACACCGAACTGGATCTCGCTGCGATCCTCGTCCGACAACGGCGCATGGGGATGCGCCGCGATCTTGTCCGGATGGGAGCCGATCAGCGTTGTTGTCATTCCCAACAGGCGCTCGAAACCGGACATATCCGTGTGGCCCGATCGAACACCAACCGATCCAACCTCTCCCGATTTGGTTACGTAGAATTTCGATGCCTGAGTTGAGAGCCAGTATGCCGCCGAAAAGCTAAAGGGGCTGGCGACCGCGATTACCGGCTTGATCGCTCGCGCGGCAAATATGGCGTCGGCCGCCTCGGCACAGCCCCATACTGTGCCTCCGGGGCTGCGCACATGAAGTATGATCGTGCCGATCCGGCTATCGGCAGCCGCCTCGCGCACGCCGTTCGCGATCGTCTCATAGGACGTGCCGCCGGCATACATCCCTTGCGGTGCAAGCACTCCGACCACCGGGAGGACGAACAATGCGCCGTCCCGTACCGGCTGAGCTGGCTTCGCCGCATCCTTCCCTCCCGAAAAGCCGGCCGCGAGCCGCATCAACGTCTCGGGCAAGAGCGTCTCAATCGCCGCGCGCTTCAGCATCGCGTCGAGGAACATAGGGTGCATGGCCCATTGGGTCTGCGCGGTGAAATCCGCGATCACGCCGCCAACCCGACACGGCCGCCCAGCCAATGGGGCAACACCGCCGCCGCGTGCGCCGGCAACCCGTGCGGCACGTTGGCTGCGTGCCAGCACGCGGTGCCAGGACATGCTCCGCGCGGACAGATGCTGATCTCGCTCAGCGCTGCCCTCGAAATACTATCGAAAACTACCCCGCCTTGGCTCACGACCGTATTCGCCTCGATCGCGAACCCAGCGGAGCATTGTGCGTACCGTCCGTCCGCGACTCCACACACGAGACTGTGAGCGCTGGCGGGCGGCCTGAAGGCGAACGCAAGCCCGTAAGCATCAGGCCAGATGCGCAGATCGAGAGACTCACCGGCTCCGTACGACTGTGCCCTGCGATGCATAAACCAGATTTCGATGCTGGCGGCGTCGTAGGTGAAACAGTTTCGCTCGAAGCGTGCAGGCCGCGAAAGATGCGGCGCATTCGGCCGGCCGATCGGTCCAGTGACGACACCCCAGCGGGCCACGTAGCCATGGATGCCGGCCCGCCAGCTCACCGGGTATACTCGCGGGCGCGGCGTTCAATTTCATCGAGCTGGCCACCCTGCCGCATGGCCGTGCCGGGGGAAAAACTCGGGAGGCGGGCATCGTACCCAGCTTTTGTCACCAGCGTTCGCGCTGCCTCTTCTCGGTCGAAAGCCTCCCGCAGTTGCGCGACAGCGACAGCGATATCGGCCACGGCCGCTTGGTGCGCAGGGCGCATAGCATCGGCCGCGTCTATCGAGCGCTCCGATCTGATCTCGGCAACGACTCCCTCCTGTGTTCGCAGTGCGACGCCATAGACCTTCAACTGTTGTGATAGGCGCGCCTGCTGACTCTTCAGCTCTTCGAATCCTTCGAATGCCTCATTGGCGCGCCCGTCTAAAATGGCCTGCGCCTGTTTAGCCGTCTGATCTTCCTGTCGCGCCGCGATACCGCGCGCAATTTCGGTAACGGCTTTTCTGAGTTCGGTCTCACTCACGCTCCGCGCACGAGCAATGTCGGCACGCTTTTCCGCCGCTGCGGCATAATCCGCGAAACTTGCGAGCGGCGTGACGTTAGGTAAGCGGTACTTTGACCAACGTAGCAAAGTTTCGCGCTCACCCCGTTTCAGGGCGCGGAGGGTCCACGGTTCGTCAGCATCCTCCCAATCGTCGGCGCGGACGGTGTTTTCGGCTTGCGATGCTTTGGAGAGCGTCATGGTTTCCTCTTTCGGTGCGTTGCGGCGCATTCAGTGGCCGTGGTTTCGGGGATCATGGTGGCAGCGAAAAGCGTCCTTCCGCTGCCAGCGGATTTCCGTTTCATGATGCCAACACTAGGCGGATGGTCCGCTCGCTGGGGATGGTCGTCGGCAGGCGGGCGATATGAAACAGGAACTCGCGCGGCATCCCGACATAGCTGCTTGGCATTTCCTCAAGCGTCGCGTCTGCTCGCGCGGCGCGCCGCCAGTATGTATTGGCAACAGCGGCGATCTCACGCGCTTGAGCGCTGGGGCACATCTCGGCGAAGTGGCGGCGCGCCATGCTGCGCAAGAGCTGATTACGGCTGGCGATCCGATCCACAGTCAAAGCCGATCGCTGTCCGGCCGTGGCTTTCAGCCCCAGAGCGGTAACAGGGTCCAGCCCGTTGAGGATCGCGCCGATCGCCTCGGCCACAGTCGCGACAGACGCCTCGCCGGCAGACGCAAGCACGTCGCGAGCGCGGCGTAGATCGCCGACCGTTGGGCGCACGCCAGGCACGTCGAGGCGGCCGGCATCCATCACGTTGCGGGCACGTCCGAAAGATCGAACAGACCCGGCAAAACATGTTGCTTCGACGGTATAACAGCCGCTTGCTTTTCCGCGAGGCGGCGCAGCCGGCGTTCGTTCCGGCCGTCGCGCCAATGTTCTCGAATGAATGCGGCAGCGGCATCGAGATCGAGAATGTACGGCTTGCCGTACTGCCCGCGCTGGATCACGGGAAAGTCCTTCCGCGCCGCGATCAGCCGGCGGATCGATGGAACGCTCGGCATGTCGCCGATCCGGCCCAGGTCATCGAGCGTCCCGAGGTTCATCGGCGCACCGAAGCGGTCAGAGAATTTATTCGCTTCAATTGAGGCCGCGAGCCGCCAAAGGTCGGCCGCATCTCACCTAGCCGGTTGGCAGCCCCACGATGCCCGGTGATGCGCGGGATGGCCGTCAGACCTTCCGAAGCAATCTCACGTCCAGAGAGGCATTCTGAGGCCGCTACGGCAGCCGATTTGGCCGAGGCGACCCCCGAAAATCCGCGTACCGAGAAAAAAGTCCCTGCGTGCGGGTACAGGTGGTCTAGGTCTGGACCCTCGTCCCAGATTTGACCCCCCCCGGGGGGCTGGCGGTCGCGCCCGCCGACGCACGCGCTGGCGACCGCGCCAGCATCTGCGTTCCGGCTCGACGGTGCGGGTTGAAGTCGAGACCGAGCCACCGGTAACGATCCTCCCGCAACCTTCCCACCAAAAGCCTCGATCCTCCCGACCCGGTTTTTAGGCATATCCTTAGTTCCTAATAACTTAGTTTCTTTCCATGGGAGGTTTGGGAGGGTTGGAAGGGTTATTGAATATGTTGTCCTGTGCATGCGCCTGCCTGCATGCGCATGATGTACGGAACATCGCCAAAACCGTTCCAACCCTCCCAAACCCGCAGAAAACTCCCGTTTCTGCTTCCCAAAACCTTCCCACTTCCTTCCCAGCACGGGAGGATTAGAGCGGACCATCATCATCCCAATCCGGCGGGGGTCTGGGGGACGGAGCCGGCGCGGCGGTGGGCAGGGCCTCTCCGAGGACGCGCACGCGCCCCTCATCATCCACGAAGTCGGAAGCGGCACGGACCAGCCGAAGGTCCAGCCAGTGCATCCCGTTCGACTTGTGCTTTCGGTATCCCTTGTCTGTCATCGCACCGGAGAAGCCCTTGTTGGACCACTCACGCTCGCCTGCCGCCTTGGCCCATGCGACGAAGACGCCATGAAGGATCGAGGACTGGACGCTGCTCTGGTCGTCGGGAACCACGCACTCACGCAGGAAACGGGCGAGCGGGTCGCTGGCGTCGCGGTACGCCTGAGTGTCCGCTGTCACCGTTGCCGGCTCGATCAACCCATGCTTGAGATAGTCGAGGAGGCCATCAACCAAGCGCATGAAGACGCCTGAGGCTTCGCGGCTCTTGATCTTGTCGAGGAGCTGCGGATCCTTTTTGGGCGTGCCATCATCGTGGAATTCGAGGTCGATGTTCTTCAGCCATGAGATGAGCTTCATCCGGCTCCAGATACCGTCATCGGTATCCGGGATGCCCGGTTTGCTGTTGCCGCTCATGATCAGCTTGAAGCGCGGTAATAGTTCGAAGAAACCGCGATGTAGGGCGCGCGTCGGGATCGGCTCGCCGCCGGTGACGAACTTGATGAGGGCTGCGTTGAGCTTGGCATCCCGATCTGGTTCGGACGCGCGCAGCATGCGCACACCGCCAAGCCGGGCGAGATCCGGTGACGCTTGATCGCCACGCTTCTTGATGCCCTGGTCGAGGAACGTCTCGATCAGCGTTGTAGCCGCATAGTCGCCCAGCGCGTGACACCACGCATCAATCGTGGTTGATTTACCGTTTCGGCCGCGCCCGTAATTGTACCAGAGCTTGTGTTCGCCGGTTAGGCCCGTCGCACCATAGCCGCCCACTTGGTGGAGGTATCTACGCATGACCGGGTCCGGCTGCGCCCATTCCAGCATCGAGTCGTACAGCGGGGCGGTGGCGGCCGGGTCGTAGACGATCGGCGCAAGCTTCGTATTGTAATCCTCGCGACGATGGTCCGAGAGTTCCACGCTAGCCCAACCGGTGCCGTCCGCGTGACGCCCATGATCGAACCGAAGTGTGCCGTTCAGGACGCCGATCGCCAGCGGATCGCGATCGAAATCCTCGATCGGCACCGTCAGCCAGCGGCGCGCCAGCTTCGCCACGCTCTCGGGTTTGCCCGTCGTTTCCGACCGCCGGCCGAAATTGCGCACTGTCTCAGAGAACAACTCAAACGATTTGCCCTTGTGGCTCCACCGGTCGAGCGCGTGCGCATCCTTCACATCGGGAGATATCACCTTGCGTTCGGTATCGAGATCGTGACGCACGCCCGTGCCGGCGATCGCCTTAGCCTCCGCCTGGATCATGCGAATGGTCTCGAAGACAGCTGCGATCACTTCAGCTGGCGGCGTTTTCTCCTCTTGATCGAGAACCTTCCATCGACGGCCGTCCCAGCCCAGCCAGCCCTTCGCAGTCGTGAAACGGTAATTGGCACCGAACCGTTCGCGGAACCGCTCTGCGATGCCGAAATCGGTAAGTGGGTATCTCGAACATGCCAGCGTCACGAGAATGGGTGTGATATCGAACCCGCGTTGCCCGCCGGCGGTAATGGAACGCTGAATTTCGTCGTCGGCGCCGGGAATATCTGTCGCCGCAGCCGCCAGCTTTCCAGATGCGGCCGAGAGATCCATCAGCCCTGCCGCGCTACGCCGGCCGATGGCAAAGGCAAGCGCCGTTGCGGCCTCGATCGTGCCGTCGAACCCGGCGAGCTGTCGCACGAACCACGATTCGGTGATGTTGATGACCCGCGTCCGATCCGCCACACTCAGCGCAGCAGCGTCGCTTACCTTCCCATCTCGGGAGGATTGATCATCGCCGCGTTTACGGTGGGAAACCGCGCGCCCCGCTTGCGCGGCCGGGTGGCTATCGTGGCTATCGATCGGCGCGAAGGGGCGATCCGCATCATGCGGGCGCGTGAGCTGGTGTGTCGATCGGCGCGCAGACGCGCCAATCAAGGATAGGTCGCGCGGCTTGGCTCGCCCGTTTTCGATGCCGTTATCGATCGCAGTGGCGTGGGACTGATAGGCAGATGGATCGAAACCCCTTACTACCTCCAGCAGCGACATCCGGACGATCGTTTCGGAGAGCGCGCCAGCGCCTACGAACTGCCCCAGATTGAACGCCGCATGGTAAGCCCCTTGGTTGCGGCCGTTATGTCGGCCGCCACCCTTAGGGGTTGCCGCCAGCTCTGATATCTCGCGATCGAGCGCGTTGAGCGCGTACCGGCGATGCGCTTCATCGACATCGACCGCGAACGATGTCGTGGTCATGCTAGCCTGCGAAGGATCGGCGCGAGTAGAGCCGGGCTTCGCGCGGAGCAATTCCACCACGGCCATCGGCAGTTCGGCGATTCGGGAGGCGTCGGCGTCCGATAGCCATCGATAATCACCCGGCGCGTTGTCAGCGTCGCCGTCGAAGTGGCTGGGGGAAACGATGACGTATCCGCCATCGCCGCGGACATCGATGTGTCTCGGTAGGCTGCCGGGGTTGCCGATCGGCGTGCCGGCCGGCATTTTGAACCAGTGATGTTCGCCACCCGAACGGGTGATGCCAATCAGCGTATCAGGCAGATCGCCGTCGGTGACTGCGGCTAGCGCTGCCTTCAAGCGATCGAGCGTCCAGACCTCCTGTCCAATGATTTCGCCGGTCGCGTCGTCAACAATATCATCGGTTCGTGGATCAAAGTCGATCACCAGCAAGCCAGCCGCGCCGACCGCTATACCGATCAT